GGCCCTCGAAGGGTGGCCGCGTGTCGCTCTCATGCACGACAGCGGGCTTGCCGGGGGCGCGCGTGATCAGGTGGGCCACGGCCGCGTAGGCCTCTGGCGATGCTTTTTCGAGCTGGGTTGGGGTCACGAGCGACCGCTTGTAGGCCACGGCCGCCGCGCCGATGCGCTTCAGGATCGCTTCGGCCTCGCCCTTGTCGCTGTACTCGCGATTGCCCTGACGGCCCATGACGATCTTGAAGCCGGGCACGTCCTTGCCGTGCAGCAGCACGCGCCGGTCGATCTCGGCCCGCACCGCCTTGGTCAGCACGTCGATCTGGTCCAGCCGGGTGGCGAACATGGTCAGCCAGTTGTCGCCCCAGCCCTTCACGTCCTCGGGTGTCTCCACGGCGATGGGCTTGAAGTCGCCCTTGTCGCTGCGGCTCCCGCCCGTCACGGCCTCGGTGGTCTCCGCGATAAGGGCCGGGCAGATCGTCTTGGCGTCACAGAACCGGCAACCCTTTTCCGTGGGCTGGAGGTGCTGGTACATGGCGGCGGGCACGTCCTCCACGTCCTGCCAACCGCCCTTGGGCGGCTGCAGCTCGGGGCGTTCCATGAGCCCGACGATCACCTGGGCGGCGGCGCGCGGCTCTTCGGCCCAGGCGCGCAAGTCCTCCACGGACATGATCAGTTCGTCGTAGTGGTCCAGCCTGGGCTGGTGGATCACCATGCGCACGCGGGTGATCTCGGCCACCAGATCGAAGTCCTGCAGGACGCCCAGGCCGTAGTGCTTCGGCTGGCCGCCGTAGGCGTCAACCCGCACGCCCCGGCCATACTTCAGGTCGTGGATTTGGGCTTCAACCCCGGCCGGAAAGTGATGCTCCAGCCCGTCGGCGTCGGTCCAGTCCAGCGCCGGGGCGTCCATGATGATCGCAATGCCGTCGCCCGTGCCCCAGGCCAGCGCAGCGCGCACGCCCAGGGCCTCGTTGTAGTGAACCCGGCGCTCGGCGTAGCGCAGCACCCGCTTGCCCTTGGAGGCGATCAGGAAGCCGTTCACGTAGGTGTCCACGTGGTCGGCCATGTCGCTGTCTACGGTGAAGACGTTAGGCTTGTTGCCGTCGCGCTCCACGCTGATCTTGCGGCCCAGGTAGGCGTGGGCGCTCACGTTGTCGCCCGACAGCCGCCGCTTCAGCACCATGTCCGCCAGCGTGTGGGCGGCGGTGCCTTCGTCGGCGTAGTTGCTGGTGGTGCGGCGGCCGGTCTCCATGAGGATTTTGCCGTGGCAGTAAATCCAGCCGTCGGAGCCCGAGGCGCTGAATAGGCTGTGTTCGTCAGGCATCTGGGTTCCGATTGAAATAGGTGAATTGATCCCGGTAGTGGCTGCTGGCGATCCGCAAAAAATCGCCCTCGGTGACGTTGCCGATCACAGCCAGCGCCGCGAGCGCGTCCATACCGACAATCAGTCCCGAGGCGGCGGCCTCCCGCGTGCGGATCGCCAGCGCCAGCGAACAGCTACCGTCGTGCGGGCAAGGGCGGGGATCGTCCGGGGTCTGCCCGCACCGGCTGCACACCTCGGTTTCGTCGGGCAGATCAGCCATGGGGCTTCACCTTCAGGTTTTCCATGATCCGCTCCACCGCCTCGCTCTCCAGCGTGGGGTAGCCCTTGGACGTGCGGCATGCCTTCTCGGCGTCCCGCAAGCCCAGCTCCAGCGCGGCGATCCGCGCCCGCATCTTCTTGATCTGGGTAGGTGCGTCCACGTCAGTGGAACCCCGGCTTGCGAGACCGGACGGCCTCGACTTGATCGTTGTCGGCCCGCAGCATGCGGGTCTCTTCGTGGACCCGCTGGGCCATGGCCTGCAGGAAGTCGCCCAGGTAGACGACGGCGCGGACAATGCAGGCCACGAAGAGCCCAACCACCAGCCACGAAAACCAGTAGGCGGCGGGGCTACCCAAGGCCTTGGCCCTCATCCCAGTTGATGGGCGCGTCCAGATCGAAGTTGGACGTGCTGAAGGCGTGGCGGCCGAAGCCGTAGCCGGTGGCCACGTCATCGAACTGGGCGAGGCACTGGCCGCTGGGGTAGCAGATCAGATCAGCGGTCTTGCCCTTCAGCAGCGGGAGCGGGCCGGTGTACGTCCCTTGCCGGTGTTCGGTGTCACCCGGTTGTGTCGTCATCGTCTCGCTCCGTGTTGGGGAATGGGCAGTTGGGGGTAGGCCCCCGGTGCCGGGCGCTGCAGCTCGGGCAGATCGGGAACATGGTCACGGGCTCGGGCGGCGACTTGTAGGCCGCGCCCTCGGGCCAGTATCCGAATTTGTCAGTCGCCATATATCACCACCTCGGGGCCTTCGTGGGTCGGCCCCTGAACTGCGGTTGGCGTGCTGAACTGACGGTCGTCTTCCGAGTGCATAAGCACTTCGGCGTCCTGCGGCACGGCGGCCAGCAGCTCTATGAGTTTGGCGACGGTCATGCGAGATCGCTCGCGTCGTCTTCGGGCGGGACGTAGTTAGGCGGCGGCTTCGCGCCGGTCAGCAACGACATGGCGCGCATGCGCTTCTGGTACATGTCCGTGACCNCGGTGGCGTGGTTGGCCCTGGGGTTGCCCATCTTCAGGCCCGCGAGCTGGGCGGCGGCTTCAAGCCACGCCTCCAGCGCCGCGAACTGTTCAAGGCTCATGATCGGTTTAGCCATAGATTTCCACCGCCAGCTTCGCGGCCTCGGGGCCGCCTGATTTCAGGGTCTCGACCCACGCCCAATCGACGTTGGCCCCCTTGTCCATGAGCCCGTTGACCGCATCGCGCAGCCACCGGGGGTGGAGGTGGGACACCACCAGCGTCTGGTTGCTCATGCCCACCAGCTCCTGGGCGGCGGCCTTTGTCGACTTGCGCCGATCCTGACGCGAGCCCTGGGCGGCCTTCAGCGCGCCCTTGGGCATGGCCTGCCCTCGGTTCTCGATCACCCCCGGCTGGGGCCGGGCGGCGTCATTCATCATGGCCACGACGGTGGCGGCCGACAGGACGGCGAAGGCGGTTCTCACGGCTTGATCTCCCCCATGGCCACGGCCGTCAGGGCGCGGGCGTTGCCCATTTCGATGTTGTGGGCCACCAAGCTGGTGACGGCGGCGGGCGTGTACTTCGTCCCGTCCTGCAGCGCGATCAGTTGGCCGATGAACGACGACAGCACGGCGAGCTGTTCGATTGCCGGGATATCCTCGAAGGGCCGCACAGCCTCGATCACCGCGTTGCGCAGCTCTTCGTGCCTGGGGGTCGCGGCGACGGTGTTGATCATAGGGTGGGCTCCTTTGGAGAGTGGCCGGTATCCGTTGGGGGTGCGGGGAAACCCAGGTCATTCTGGGCTGTGTCCGCCGTCACCGGCCACTCACCAAAGGAGGCGGGCCGAAGCCCGCCCCCGATGGGCCTAGGAAACGTCCTCTTCCTCGGCCAGCAGGGCTTCGGCCTCGGTCTTGGCGCGCGGGTAGTCCTTGGGCGCGATCTCGGCCCCCTTGGTCGCGGGCTTCTTGTTGGCCGGGTTCTTGAAGGTCTTCAGGAAGTTGATCGCCACGTCGCGGCCCTTCTCCTTGGAGACGCGGACCACCAGCGCGCTGATCTCTTCGTAGGTGATCCCCTCGGAACCGTCGTCGGCGTCCGGCTCGGGTTCATCGGCGGGCGGCGGGGCGGCGTTGCGCGGCGAGCCCGGCGCGGCCTTGGGCGCTTTGCCGCCAGCCAGATAGGCCTGCAGCTCTTCGGCGCTGTCGAAGTGGAGTGTCAGGGAGTGCTTCATGTCGTCCTCTAGTTGCTACAACAAATCGCTTGCACCGGCTGTCTTGGACTGAGCCGGGCGGCCAATCAAGCACAACTTTCCACTTGTAAACAGCCCCGGTTCGCGCGATCCCGAGGACATGGAAAAGACAGGCATTCAGCAGGCCGTGGAGGCCGTGGGCGATCAGAGCGCGTTGGCTCGGCTGCTGGGCGTTGCCCCCCAGGCGGTGCAGAGCTGGGTCGATAAGGGCTTCGCGCCCGTGGGCCGCGCCCGCCAGATCGAGCTGGTGGCCAAGGTGGATCGCCGCCTGCTGGTTGATCCCGTGATCCGCGACCTGTTCGCCTGAACGCAAAAACCCCCGGCCTTTCGACCGGGGGCTGAAGGCGGGGAGTGATCGAGGAAACTAGGCCAGAAGATCACGGCCGACGATCTCCGACAATGGCTTGCCGCGCATGGAGACCGTGAAGTTGATACGCCGCTCGGTGGTGGCGTACTTGCGCGCCAGCTCGGGCCGTAGCTCGCTGGCGCGCTTCAGGTCCGCGTCACACGCCATGATGCAGAAACAGCAGCTCTTGCGCGTCATGCCCTGGGCGTAGACCCAGTGCGGCTCTTGGCCCGCCGCGCTGATCGTGGCGAACACCTGGGCTTCGGTCAGGTCATGGATCGGAAGCACGTCGTACCACTCGCGCCCGGCCACGCTGTTGCGGGGGTTCAGCTTGATCTTCGTGGCCTTGGCCCGGCCGCTACTCTCTTGCGCCCGCAGGCCCATGCAGTTGACCACCAGCCCGTTGAATTCCGGGTGGGCCTTCAGGTGGTGGCGGATCGCCTTCGAGATCGGATCGCGCTTCAGGTCGCTGGTGCATTGGCGGTTGGACGGCGACGGGAACATCTGGCGACGCTCCACCATGTCGAAGAAGGTCTTGGCCGCCCGGCACACGATCACCTCAATGCCGGGGGTGACGGTGCCGTGGATATGCTCTTCGCACCCGTCCCACTCCACCTCGCCCAGGTCGGCGTGGGCGACGACGATCTGGCTGTGAGGCACCAGCGCCTCCATGACGATCTGCTGGGCTTGGCTGTCCTTCCCGGCCGAGTGGTTCAGGACGAACAGCGCGCCTCTCGCGACCATGGTCTGAATGAAGGTCAGGGTGGCGGGGCTGGTGGACAGGATCGCGGCCACGTTGGCCCAGAAGATGACGGCCCCAGGCGCACCGGGCACGGCCTTGGCCGCATCATCGGTGGCGATCTTGTGCCATGCTCTCGCGGTGCGGAGGGCTTCGGCGCGGTCGGGGCTGTCGGCCAGCAGCTCGCTGGCGCGGATGGCGGGGGTCATTTCGCGGAAGTCGCTGGAGCGGAGAGCGGTCATCGGTCGGTTCCTCGGTTTGCCAGAAGCGGCAAGGCCGCTTGTAANCTACAAGCATTCACTTGTAAACACCTATCGTCCACAGCTCTGTCGAAGCGTCGCAGTTGACGGCCTTCGCGAAGCACCCCAGCCCTAGGCGCTCAAAGTTTCGCGGGGCTTCACATTGCTTACCATGGACGACGTGCGCCGACGGGTTCCCGTCTCGCGCCGCACGATCTACGCGCTGATCGAGCGCGCTGGTTTCCCCAAGCCCCGCAAAGTGCCCGGCCGTGGGCCTCGCGTGTTCTTCGACCCCCAGGCCGTTGACGCCTGGGCCAAGCGCCACGGCTATGAGGCGCAAGCGTGAGCGCGGTGGTTCGCTGGGGAGCCACCCCCGATGACTGGGCGCACCTGTACCTGTCGTGCGGCCTCATGGCCGACCTGTTGCCGGTGGTCAGCAACCCGAACGCCACGATCAGCCCGCTGTCGAAAATGAAGGGCCTGGGCAAGACGCCCAGCCGCTACAATCAGGCGGGCGAGGCGGCCGGGATCAGCGGCTGGACCGACAGCCAGACCACCGCCCGCCAGATCGAGACGTGGAGCAAGCAAGGTGACTACGGCATTTGTATCCAGACGCGGCAAGTCCGTGCTCTCGACGTTGATGTTCCCGACCGAGAGCTTGCCCGACGCATCGTCGCCCGCTTCCTTGATCTGGTGGGACGAGGCTCGCTTCCTTCCCGTGGTCGCGAAAATTCCGGCAAGGTGCTTCTGGGCTTCCGGCTACCAGGAGACTTTCGCAAGCGATCCTTCCGAGTGGAAGGCGGGCTCGTGGAGTTTCTGGGAACCGGACAGCAGTTCGTGGCCGTGGGCACCCACCCCAGCGGAGCCCGCTACGCCTGGGCCGGTGGCCTCCCCGCCGACTTCCCCGAAATCTCGGCTGAAGACTTCGAGCGCGCCTGGGCCGCTCTTGTGGCCGAATTCGCAATCGAGCCTGAACGACGCGCCCGAGATCGCGCCGGAACCGCTGGTGGTGACAATGCGACGGATGATCCGACAGCCGACTGGCTAGAGGCCAACTGGGAGACCTACGGGTCGGACGGTGAGAAGCTGTTCCTGCTGTGCCCCTTCAAGGAGGGCCATAGCGGCGACAGCGGCGAGACCGAAGCGGCTTGGCTGCTGGCCGGGACGGCGGGCTACGAGCGCGGCCACTTCGCGTGCCTGCACGCCTCATGCTCGGGCCGCTCGGATGCGTCGTTCTTCAAGGCCGTGGGCATGCCCACCACCGACAAGGCCGACTTCCCGAAGCTGGCCGCCCAGAAGCCCCAGGACAGCCCTAAGCCCGATGCGGCGGCGTTGTATGTGGAGGCGGCCAAGAGCCTGCCCGGCCCTGCCTCCAAACTATCAACCGGGGTGAAAAAGACCGCAGCCCACCCGGAGGGCAAGGTGGTGCTTCCGCTCCCCGGCTTCGAGCGGAACAAGATGGGGGTGATCCTCGCCACCCTGGGCAACGTGGCCAAGGCCCTGAACGAAGCCCAGATGACCGGCCACAAGCTGCGGCATGACAAATTCCGGGGCGAGCTGGTGATCACCTCCGAGGACGGCGACGACTGGCGGCCGTTCAGCGACGCGGACGCGGTGCGGCTGCGGATCGCGCTGGCCCAGCAGAACATGGAAGAGATCGGCAAGGAGCTGATGCGCGACGGGCTCACGCTCGCGGCCAGCGACAACGAGTTCGACAGCGCCGACCACTGGCTGAACGCGGTGGCCCCCAAGTGGGACGGGGTGGAGCGGATCGAGGAATTCTATCGGACGTACTTCCGCACGGCCGACACGCCCTATACCCGCGCCTGCGGGCTCTACGTCTGGACGGCTCACGCTGGCCGCGTGCTGGTCCCTGGGATCAAGGCCGACATGGCGACGATCCTCGTTGGCCCGCAGGGCTGCGGCAAGAGCCGGGGGGTCGCGGCCATGAGCCCCTTCGAGGACGCCTTCNCCGAATTCGACATGGAGACGAAGGACGCCGATCTGGCGCGCAAGATGCGCGGCACGCTGGTGGGCGAGCTGGGCGAGCTGCGGGGCATGTCGGTGCGCGACGCCGACGCCATGAAGGCCTGGGTTTCGCGCCGCTTCGAGGCCTGGACCCCTAAGTACGTGGAGTACGAGACCCGCTTCGCCCGTCGCCTGCTGTTCCACGGCACCNCCAACGTGGACGACTTCCTGAACGATCCCACGGGCGAGCGCCGCTGGTTGCCCATGCGGGTGGCCCTGGACGGCAACGTGGACGTGGAGGGGATCGAGCGCGACCGCGATCAGCTCTGGGCTGAAGGCCGCGAGCGGTTCCTGAAGGACGGCGTGCTGTTCGCCCAGGCCGAAGAGCTGGCCCGCGCCGAGCATCACCAGTTCCGCGCTCGCGACCCCTGGGAGGGGCCGGTGGGCCGCTGGCTGGACGCTGAAGAGACGGACGGCGCGGCCCCTCGGTACGCCCACCACGGCGTCACCAGCGAAGTGGTGCTGACCATGTGCCTGGGGCTGGAGGCGGCCAAGGTGCAGCGGCGCGACCAGATGCGGCTGGCCAGCGTCATGAAGGCCCTGGGCATGGTCAACGTGCAACGCCGTCAGAAGGACGGCCGCAACCTGCGGGCCTGGGTCGATCAGAACGGGGATTTGGCTTGATGACCTGTAGCAACCTCCCCCGAAAAGGTCGCTCCAAAGGTCGCTACGGGCGTCAGTCGGGGGCTGCTGCGGCCTCGGCTTGTAGCGACCTCACCCCCCAGGTAGCGACCTGTAGCAACCTCGAAAATGGCCATATTCCTGAAGCTATTCAATCTTGTAGCAACCGTAGCAACCTCTCTCAATCTAAAGGTCTGGAAGAGGGGGGTAAAAACGTAAATGGGGCATATGGGGTAAACAATAGGCCAGAGGTTGCTACAGTTGCTACAGAGGTCTTCGTCCACCTCACGGTCCAAGGTCAGGTGGCGTTCGCGCGGAAGGATCAGCGCACCAAGCTGGTGGCCTGCAGCGATGGGTCCGGCAAGCCCAACAGCCACGGCACGCGGGTGGGCGAGGATCACCCCAGGGCCACGCTGACCAACGCCCAGGTTGAAGAGATCAGGGATCGGTTTGAGGCCTACGAGCTGGGGCACCCGAAGCATGAGGGCTCGTGGGTGCTGGCCAAGGCCTACGGCGTCAGCCGTCGGACCGTTCGGGACATTCTCAGCTATCGCAACCGAAGTGCGTTTCCCGCTAGGTGGAAACGGGTTACAAGCGATTGATTGCAAGGGAGAAGACAATGCAGGGACGGAACGAAGTCGAAGAGATTTTGGAGCAACAGGCCTGGGCCGAGCGTAACGGCCTGGACCTCGCGCCGGGGGCGATCAGCTACCTAACCGAAGAAGAGGTTACGCGGTTGAGCAACCAGCGCGGGGCCTACCTGCCCCCGGCTGAACTGCTGCGGGCGCATGAGGCGCGGACCTACCGCGATTGTCCCATCGGCTACGAGGACGACCCCCCGGTGAACTGGAGGCTGTGGCTGCTGGTGATCGGCTTGCTGGTCCTGGGCCTGCTGATCGCGGGCTCGCGCTGGACCGTCCACTACCAGCCGTAGGACTGTGCGCATGCCGTGATCGCGGCGGGCGATGATGGGGCATGGGCCGCCCTACGAGCTACAATCCCGAGATCGCGGAAGCTATCTGCGCAGCCGTGGCGTCACAGCCTTACGGCCTAGAGGTGGTGTGCGCCGACAACATAGGGTTCCCGAGCCCACGAACTATCGACCGTTGGCAGATTGAGTACCCAGANTTTTGTCTGGCCCTCACACGCGCACGCGAAGCCCGCTGTGACCTCTTGCTCGATCAGGGCCTGGAGATCGCGGACAACGGCAACGAGGATTTCCGCCTGGAGCTGCGAGCCGGTGAGTACAAGGTGGTGGTGGACCAAGAGGCCATTGCCCGCAGCCGCTTGCGCGTCGAAACCCGGCACAAGACCGCCGCCATGCTGGCCCCCAAGAAGTACGGCAACCGGCTGGCCCTGGAGCATTCGGGCTCGATCAGCTTCAACGACATGGCCGACGAAGACATTGTGGAGCGCATGCGGGAGCTGATCGCCTCGGGCCGCGTGAGCCTGCCCGACGGCTACGAGCTGGTGGAGATCGAGGACGATCCCGAGCCGCCCGAAGACAACAGCGATCTCGCATGACCTTCGCCCTGAAGCATCCGCTCACCGGCCGCGTGATCCCGGTCAACAGCGACACGCTGCGCGGCCTGCACGCCTGCCTGGAGGCGCTGGCCCAACGCAAGCTGTGGGCTCCCATCCCCGACAAGGACGGCGTGCCGCATCCGCAGCGGCTGGCCTTCGAGAGCTTGGCCGATATCACCGGCTACGGGGGCGCGGCCGGTGGCGGCAAGACGGACTTGGCCTGCGGGCTGGCGCTCACCGAACATCGCAAGATCATGATGCTGCGGCGCGTCGGCACCGAGCTGCTGGGCATTGAGGACCGGCTTGAAGAGCTGATCGGCAACAAGGACGGCTACAACGGCCAGAAGAAGGTATGGAAGCGCACGCGGCTGGACTTCGAGACGCGCAAGGACGGGAGCCGCAAGGCCCGACCGATCAAGCAACAGATCGAGTTCGCCAGCCTGCCCAACCTGGGCGACGAGAAGGGCTTTCAGGGCAGGCCGCACGATCTCGTGGTGTTCGATGAGGCGGCCAACTTCCTCGAAGCCCAGGTGCGCTTCCTGCTGGGCTGGGTCCGCACCACGATCAAGGGCCAGCGCGCCCGCGTCCTCATGTGCTTCAACCCGCCCACCTCGGCCGAGGGCCGGTGGATCGTGGCGTTCTTCGCCCCGTGGCTGGACCCGCTGCACCCCAACCCGGCCAAGTACGGCGAGCTGCGCTGGTTCGGCTCGGTGGGCGGCAAGGACTACCCGGTGGCCGACGGCCGCAAGTTCGTGCTGCGCGACGATCAACCGGACTACGACTTTTACCCCGCCGACTACAAAGGCGACCGCGAGAAGGAGGTGATCACGCCGCTCTCGCGGACCTTCATTCCGTCCAAGGTGACGGACAACCCGCACCTCATGGGAACCGGCTACATGGCCCAGCTCCAAGCCCTCCCCGAACCGCTCCGCAGCCAGATGCTGAACGGCGACTTCATGGCGGGCATGACCGACGACGCTTGGCAGGTGATCCCCACGGCCTGGGTCGAAGCGGCCATGGCCCGCTGGAAGCCCAAGGACGTGAAGCCGCCCATGGACAGCCTGGGCGTGGACGTGGCTCGTGGCCGGGAAGAGGGCAACAGCGCGGGCGACGAAACCACGATCAGCCGCCGCCACGGCCGGTGGTACGACAAGCTGTTGGTCTACCCCGGATCGCAGACGCCCAGCGGCAACGAGACCGCGAGCCTCACGCTCATGGCCCGCCGCGATCTGGCCCCGATCCACATTGACGTGATCGGCGTGGGCGCGAGCCCCTACGACATGCTGCGCAACCAAGGCCAACAGGTCATCGGCGTGGACGTGCGGGAGAAGGCCTTGGGCACCGACAAGTCCGGCCGCCTGCGGTTCCTGAACCAGCGCAGCGAGCTGATCTGGAAGTTTCGCGAGAGCCTGGACCCGGACAACAACCGGGGCNTNCAGCTNCCGCCCGATCCGCAGTTGAAGGCCGATCTGTGCGCCTGGACCTTCAAGCCCGAAGGCATGATCATCAAGGTGGCCAGCCGCGAAGAGGTGCTGAAGCGCATCGGCCGCAGCCCCGACCGTGCGTCGGCCGTGATCCTCGCCCAGCTCGAAACGCCCAAGATCGCCTATGCCCTGCCCTACGGGTCGAAGGCCAAGGAGCATGACCCCTACGCCAACCTGCGCTGACTGTGCGCGTGCCGTCGGCCTAGCGCCGTATCCATGGGTCTTCAGCACCGCCCAGGAGCCGCCCGGCCATGTGTACCCCAATGACCATCGACATGCCGGACACGCTGAACATTCCCGGCCCCAAGCTGGCCAACGGCGTGCCGATCAACGGCGGGCAGGCGCTGCCCGAAGACCGCGTGCCGGTGGGCGGCACCGACGCGACGCCAGCGGCCGGTGGCGATCCCACGGTGGACCCCGCGCCTGCAGGCACGCCCGCGCCTGACGGCAACCCGGACGGCACCACCGCCCCCGACACCTCTGGCTCGAAGCCGGGAGCCACCACCGATCCGATCACCGACCAGAACACGCTGCTGATCAACAGCCTGACTAACCTCGCCCACCAGTTCAGCGACACCACGGCCGGTATCCTCGCGGGCCAGACGGCCGCGACCCAGGCGCTGACGGGCGGCTTCCTGAACCTGTCGGACCAGCAGCAGAAGGCCTTGGACGCGGCCAACGAGCTGCGGAAGAACACCGGGCAGGCGGCGCGCAAGCCGAGCTACAGCCTGTCCATGGCCAAGACCCAGCGGGCCAACAGCCAAGGGGCCGCCAGCACCATGCTGAC